TGTTTTATAGTGTAATTTCATGTAGAAACCTGAAAAGGTTATTCCTGTCCCCCGGCGTGGACAGCTCAACTTTCCCGGCTTCTGAGTCTCCCCGGCGTGAGATGACGAGCCTCCTGAATAAGGAGATCCCGTCATGGCGAATACTTTGGCGCCTTTCGGTTTCCGTCAGTGGAGCGGCACTGGTTCCGCCCCCACGTATGAGCAAACCCCCGCGTTCATCGCGTATAACAACAGCACCCCGATTTTCTTTGGCGACCCCGTAATGCAGGCGACCGGCACCACTGGCGCGGGCACGGGCTACATCCAGCAGGCTATCGCTCCTCAGTCCCTGACGGTTTCGGGAATTGTGGTGACGAACGGTGTTGCGGTTGCCACTTTCTCGACCACGACTGCTCCTCCGGTTGGTGCGATCCTCGTGCTTACCGGCACCTCGTTTGCCACCGGCGGCGGCCTGAACGGTTCGTTCGTCATCACGGCTTCGACCACCACCACGGCGACCTTCCAAGTTACCGGCGCCTACAGCAGCACCCTCACCGGCCCTGCTACTGCCATTGTGTATGCCCCGGTTGCGGGTGTGTTCGTTGGCTGCCAGTATCTCTCGGTCAGCCAGAAGCGCACTGTCTGGTCTAACTATTGGCCCGGCTCTGACGTTGCCTCGGGCAACACCGTCACTGCTTACGTGATCAATGATCCGAATGCGCAGTTTCAGGTGCAGTCCGCCAATGGTGGTCCCGTGACGTTTGCCTCTATCGGCAGCAACATCGGCTTCGGTGTCGGCAGCCCCAACGGCAACACTTCTAACGGCATCTCCACGTATTACGCTGATTATGCCACCCTCGGCACCAGCGCCGTGCTTCCCTTCCGCATCGTGAACCTTTCTGGCTACGCGCCAGTCGGCGTCAGCCCCTTTTCTGGCCAGAACGGTTACGACACCACAACCGCCTATAACTACTTGATCGTTGCGTTTAACAACGCGGCCACCAAGTCGTTGGCCACCATTTAAGGAGTAAGGACCAATGGCTGTTAATCTTTCAGCGATCAAGGATCTTCTCCTTCCTGGTCTTCGCGGCATCGAAGGCAAGTATGAGATGATCCCGTCTCAGTACGATAAGATCTTCACGAAGCATGATTCCAAAATGGCGCTTGAGCGCACTGCGGAAATGCGCTTTTTGGGTCTTGCCCAGCTGAAGACTGAGGGCGGTCAGACCGCTTTTGACAACTCCGCCGGTGAGCGGTTTGTCTACAATCAGGAGCACACTGAAATTGCTCTTGGTTACGCCATCACCCGCAAGGCAGTGGATGACAACCTCTACAAGAGCCAGTTCATGCCTTCGAACCTCGGCCTGATTGAGTCTTTCCATCAGACCAAGGAAATTTACGGTGCGAACGTCCTCAACACCGCCCAGACGTACAACTCTGCGGTTGGCGGCGACGGCGTGTCCCTGTGCTCTGCTTCCCATCCGATTGACGGTGGCACGATTGCGAACCAGCCTTCGACCCAGGTTGATCTGAACGAAGCTACGCTGCTGAATGCGATGATCGCGATCCGCACGAACTTCAAGGATCAGGCCGGTCTGAAGATCTTCGCCCGTGGCCGCAAGCTCATCGTTCCCCCGCAGCTTGAGCCGGTTGCTATCCGTTTGACGAAGACGGAACTGCGCCCCGGTACTGCGGACAACGACGTCAATGCGATCATGATGACCGCTGGCGGGTTGCCGGAAGGCTACATGGTCAACGACTTCTTGACCTCAGCGTATGCTTGGTTCTTGCTAACCAACATCGACGGTCTGTCGTACATGGAGCGTGTGAAGTTCGAATCCGATATGCAGGTGGATTTTGTCACAGACAATCTGCTTGTTAAGGGTTACGAGCGTTACAGCTTTGGTTACTACAACTGGCGGTCGATCTTCGGTTCCTTCCCCACCTCGTAAGGAGTAGAAGATGGCTACTGTTATCAATGACATTCAGCCGGGTTTCTACCCGAACCCCAACGGTAGCCCGGTTCAACCGGCTACCGCCTTCACTGGCCCTCTCCTCGCTGGCAATGTCCTTGCTAGCGACGGAACGGGCAACCTTGCTGCCCTTGGTGGCACGACTGGTACGCAGAACCTCGGCTACGCGGTTATGGCTCAGTCAGCCATTGTGACGCAGGCCAGTGGTGGAACCGACATCACGCTTCCGGCCCAAAGCCAGATTCTCTCCATCGTTATGATGGTGACGACTGCTTGGACTGGATCCACCAAGACGTTCAGTGTCGGTGCGACTGCCGGAACTTTGGCTGCTACTGCCTTCACCGCTACTGGTGTTGATGGTTCTGCGGTTGGCCGATTTTCTACTTCGCCGACGACTGCTGCACAGATCTACAACTGGGATAACATCAGCAACTCGACCTTCCAAACTGGTGGGCCGACTGATGTTCAGTTGTTTGTCACTTCCGCCAATACCGGCTCTGGCGTAGGCACACTTCATGTGACCTACCTTCAGGGCATCAATCTAGCGTCCTAATGGAGGGATGTCATGAAGAGTAAGATGAAGCTTCAAACTTCCAAGAATCCCGACCATGAGCTTGGTGGTGACTTCTACGCTGGTGGCCAGTCTGAGGTTGCCAAGGAAGCCAAGAACAAGGCCGAAGGCTTTAAGCGCGGTGGCAAAACCAAGCATCATGCTATGCATGAAGAAGGTCATGAGATGCACAAGAAGCATGGCGGCAAGGCTAAGAAGCATGTCGGTCATGTGGACGGTGAGCATGAAAAGCATCATGCTGGCCGCAANCCCCGCAAGNCNGGTGGCGGTGTGTTCTCGTCTGCGCAGTCTGGTTNGCCCCGTGCGAAGTCTTCTCATTATTGAGATTGGCTGTCTAGGGCAATAACATGACGGGGGCCTAGTGCCCCCGTTTACATATGGGGGTCAGCATGTCTGGTGCATGGACACGTAAAGAAGGCAAATCTGCCTCTGGCGGGTTGAATGATAAGGGCCGGGCTTCTCTGAAGGCTGAAGGGCACGATATTAAACGTCCCCAGCCAGAAGGTGGGTCGCGTAAAGATTCATTCTGTAGTAGGATGACCGGGATGAAGCGCAAGCTAACCGGCTCTGCCAAAGCGGCTGACCCCGAAAGCCGTATTAATAAAGCGCTTCGAAAGTGGAACTGCACATGACGGACAAGCCCTTCTGGGAAAAAGATGCTCCTAAAGACACAAAAGTGAAGCATCTTAACCGGCAGCAAGTACAGTCTGCCAAGGCTAAGGCCCGTGCTGCTGGCCGTCCTTACCCGAATGCTGTTGATAATGCCGCCGCCGCTCGTGCAGGCAAAAGGAGTTAATAATGACTACGTTCAACTCAACTGGCGCTGTCAGTGAATCCATCACCCGCGTTGGCCGGTATGAGCCATTTGAGCTTCAAGTTGCTCGTGGGCAGATCTCTTTTCACAATGAGCAAAACATTTTTGCTAATGGTACGACGCCAGCAACCGCTGGTTTGTTTCGCACCGTTTGGGAAAATATGGGAACCACTGAATACGTTTTCCCAACCTCTGCTATCACGATGAATTTGGTCAGCGACACTGCTGGCGATACTGCAACGATTACTATTGTTGGATTAGATGCCAGCTATGCGGTAATTACGGAGACGCTGACGTTGAATGGCACCACCAATGTGCCAACTACTAATGCGTATTTCCGCATTAACTCGATGTTTGTCGCTACTGGAAGCGCCACCAACCCAGCGGGTGTTATTACGCTCAAAAACACTGGTGGCACTGTGACGTATGCCCAGATTAATACCGCTTCGTATAATGGTACGACCTCTAGCATCGGCCAGACGCAGATGGCGGTTTACACTGTTCCGGCTGGGTATACGTTTTACGGCCAGCGTTATGGCGCATATTCGTCGTTTAACGGGAATACTGCCAATTACACAACTTACCGGGCTCTCACCAATTCCTCTGCTGGCGTTCAGAAGATTATTTTGCAGACGCCGTTTAACACAAACTATGAAGTTATGCGGCACTTTCCTCTTCCTTATGCGGAAAAGACCGATCTTCGCTGGCAGATTGCTTCCAGTGCTGCCGTTGCGGCAGTTGTTAGCGTCAACATTGGCGGCGTTCTGATTAAGAATGATGGCTCTCTGTAAGGCGGTCTAGATGGCGACCAGCGGCACCTACAACTTCAACCCCGGTTTAGGNGAGTTGACNATNTATGCCTATAATCTGATAGGCATACGTGGCACGTCCCTGTTGCAAGAGCATATGGAATCGGCCCGTATGGCCACCAATATGCTTTGTGCCCGTTGGTCAAACCAAGGTGTTAATCTTTGGGCGGTTGATCTGCAAAGCACGACGCTTGTTACCGGCCAATCTACGTACCCTGTAGACCCAAGCACGGTTATGATCCTAGACGCATATGTGCAGGATCAAAACTCGGGCACCAATATTGACCGCATTATTCTTCCGATCAGCCGAACGGAGTATGCTAGTTACCCCAATAAAGAACAGCAGGGCTTTCCTACTGTCTATTGGTTTGACCGGTTGATTAGCAACTCTCGGTCAACGGGCTCCGCTGGCCCATCCGTAACGATCTGGCCTGTCCCTAATGTGGACAATGGTCCTCAGTATCTCAACTACTACCGGGTTCGACAGAT